CATACACAGACCTATTTAACGAGGCCTTAGACGACCTTACAGCCACGTTACAGAGCATTACAGGGCTACAGGTAGTAAACGACCCGCGTAACATTGTGCCGCCATGCGCTTTTATTGACGCCCCGTCATTTGTGGCATGGAACTACAACATAGTTAAATTAACGTTCCCGGTACGCCTAATAACCCTCGGCCCCGGCAACCTTGACGCCCAACGTAGCCTTATGAACATGGCCGCCAAAGTTCTAGCTAAAAACGTTGCTGTAACAGACGGACGGCCAACCATTGCCATAATCGGCGGCAGCGAATTAGCGGCCTATGATTTAACTATTGAAATGCAAGCCCAAACAAGTTAGGTGCCTATGTACATTATTAAAAGCCCCCGTATTGGTGAAGTCGGTACAGAATTTGTACCTAAACCCGGTGTACAGGTTGCCGGCCTTATTTGGGGCGGCTTTATAGAGGAAGTTGCAGACGAAGCAACCGACGAAGTATCCACAACAGCACCTAAAAAAAGTGCTAAAAATAAGAAAGCAACGAAAGAGGATTAAACACCATGGCTACAAGTACTTACCTTTCCAACCCAGTCGTAACCGTTAACGCGGTAGACCTTTCCGACCAATGCACCGCCGCAGTATTTACGCAGCGTTATGACCAACTTGAAAACACGACGTTTGGCAAAACCGCACGTACTTACCAAGCAGGTTTGGGTAACCACGAAGTAACCCTTACTCTCTATCAGTCGTACGCAGTTTCGGAAACTTTTGCTACTTTGGAAAACGTTGTAGGCGGTTTGGTAAACGTAGTAGTTAAGCCTGCTGTTGGTGCCGATAGCGCAACTAACCCGGGCTTTACCCTTACCGGTGCATTGTTGGCAGAATTTCCGGTAATTAACGCAACCATGGGCGAATTGTCAACTATTGACGTAACCTTTACCGGTGGCGTTTACACCGCAGACGTAACACCATAATTAGCGCCGAACTAAACGGCCCGACACGAAAGTAGGCACTAATGCAATTAACGTTACAAGTAACTAACCATGAGGGAACTTACGAGGTAAACACAAACCTATTTACCATTGTGTTATGGGAACGTCGTTTTAAACGTAAAGCTGCAGACATGGCAAACGGCATTGGTGTAGAGGATTTGCTATACCTAGCATGGGAAGCAAGCAAACAATCCAAAATTGTTGTACCTGCAGAGTTTGACAAATACTGCCAACAGGTAACAAATATTGAAGTAACCGCGCAAGAGGCCCCAAACCCTACCCAAGCGGTACCTACCGACGGCAACTAGCCGAACTGTTAATAGCAACAGGGTGGGCGCCGCATTGGTATAGCGCTACGTTTGACACACAAGATTTAGCAACGGTGGCTAAAGTTTTGGGAGACAGAAACAAAAGGTAGCAACCGTGGCGCAATCAAAACCAATTTTAGAGGTTCAAGGAATAGACCGAACCTTAGCGCTATTAAACAAAATAGACCCAACCTACAGGCGTGACGTTACTAAACGTATTAAACGCGCCGGTACTGTCATGATTACCGAAGCACGGCAAATGGTTACAACCGTTGTAGGCGTTAAAGGCGCCCCGCTATCCGGTATGAACCGTGGCACCCTAATTAAAGGCCGTGAGGTTAGGTGGAATACCGCAACCGTAAACAAAGGCTTTAACGTTAAAGTAGGTTCACGTGCAACTAAGGAACGGTACGTAAACTTTACGCGTTTTACTGACGGCGTAGCTACACACACAGAGCAAATACCTTTTGGCGCTAAACCATATCGCCTTATGACGGTGCAACAGCGCGACGCCGCAGGCGCAATTTATGACCATGCCGGACGCCATACACAAGGTTTATTTGTGGCAAACCTTGACGTTTCCGGTGGTGGTGAACAGCCCCGAGTAATTGACAAAGCGGTAGAAAATAACAAGCCTGCCGTACAACAAGAAGTACAATCTGTTATAGACGACGTTGAAAAGAAAACAAACCAACAACTTAAACAGAGGTACAAATAGTGGCAATTAACATACCTATTATTACCTCGTTTGTTAATACGGGGATACAAGCAGCCGATAAGCAACTTAAAACGTTTGGTACAAGCGCTAAAACCGTTGCCGGTGCTGTTGGCGGGTTAAGCCTTGCGTTTGGCACGGTTCAAAGTGTGCTTGGCCCGGCCATTAAAGCCGCTTCCAACATGGAGGAAAGCCTAAGCAAAGTAAACGTAGTATTTGGCAAGGGTGCGCGCGACGTAGAAAAGTTTGCTAGTAGTGCCGCTAAAAACCTTGGTCAATCTAAGCAAGCGGTTTTGGAAGCTGCCGGCGTTTTTGGTACGTTTGGTAAAGCAGCCGGTTTAGCCGGTACTGACCTTGCCGTATTTAGCAACGATTTTACAACCCTTGCTACTGACCTAGCCTCGTTTAATAACACCACGCCCGAGGAAGCCGTACAAGCTATTGGCGCCGCGCTACGTGGAGAAGCCGAACCTTTGCGCAAATACGGTGTTTTGCTTAATGACGCAACCTTAAAACAAGAGGCAATGACCCTTGGAATTTATGACGGCAAAGGCGCGCTTACCGCACAACAAAAGATATTGGCCGCACAATCGGCTATTTTCAAACAAACAGGCGACGCGCAAGGCGACTTTATGCGTACTAGCGACGGCCTCGCTAACAGTACACGCACATTGTCGGCAACATTCAAAGATTTACAAGCCAAATTTGGCGCGGCGTTTCTTGAGCAGGCTAAAACCGCTACACAAAATATAAACTTTTTGGCGCAAGCATTTGAAAAACTACCTACGCCAGTAAAAAATAGCAGTAACGAAATTGGCGGGTTTATTGGGTTTTTAAAGAATATGCAAAACCCGCTTAGTCAAGCATGGTGGGGCCTTACTAATTTGCGTAAAGCGTTTGAGAACGATAAAGAAACGGGCGCATATAACGAAAACCTTAAATTTAGCGCCCAACAAACTATGCGTAACGCTGACGCATCAGGTGAATTTAATCGTAAGTTGCGCGAACAGCAAGAGGAAACAGGTGGCGCCGCTAAAAAAATAAACGAACTTTACGACGTCATCAAAGACAAATTGGCCGACGCTTTAGACAATGCAAAAGACCAACTTGAGGACGCACGAGACGCGTTTAAAGACTTTGGGCAATCTGTGGCCGACGGCATTAAAGCCGGTTTTAGTTTTACTGACGCTAAAGACGCAGGCGTAGAAACGGGCGGCGGTTTCCTAGCCGGGTTGCGCGACCAAGTAGACGGCGTAAAACAATACGCAACAAATGTAGATTTACTGTTACAACGTGGCCTTAGCCAAAACGCGTTAACAGCCGTATTAGACGCAGGCGCGGAAGCCGGTGCCGCTATAGCTGCCGAACTTGTGGCAGGTGGGCAGGAAGCAATTACAGGCCCTAACGGCGTTAACGCGCTTGTAGCCACCGTTCAAGGCGTAGCCGACAAACTAGGCCTAGATAGCGCAACCCGTTTCTACCAAGCAGGCGTAGACCAAGGCACAGCGCTAGTTGCCGGACTTGAAAGCGTTTTAGCAAAATATGAAAAAATACTAAAAAACCCAAAACTTACAACTAAGCGCCTACAAGGTTTGTTAGAGCAAGCACAAACAGACATTTCATTTAGCCAAATAACGGCAGGCCAAACCGTTGCTACTCCGGCACCAACTAAAACAAGCATTGCTAGCGTTGCTGAAGCTCAAGCCGCAAGAGGCGGCACAACCAACTACACCGTAAACGTGCAAGGCGGATTGGCTACAGCAGCCGAAATAGGACGCGTAACCAATGACGGCCTTAAAGCATTTGCGCGCCAAAACGGCCCACTAGACCTACCAATAGCAGGGTTATAATGCCCGGCACAGCAATAGCCCAAGCCGGTAACTATGCGCTACGCGTAGACACTGGTTACGACGTTGGCAGCTTTCAACTAGATAGCGACATTAAAGGCCTATTAGACGGCACATATCCTTTGGGGCCTACAACCGATTTTGCAGACATAACAGCAAGCACAACCCAAATAAACGTTAGGCGCGGACGCCGCGACCAAGGCGACCAATTCGCAGCCGGCACCATGTCATTTACCATAAACGACGTAGACGGCGTATTTAATCCATTTGACGAAAACAGCCCCTATTACAACACTTCGGAAGCGTTACCCGGCTTAGCGCCATTGCGCGCCGTAGAACTAATACGCTACGACGAAAACGACAACCCCGAATACTTGTACCGTGGCCGAATTGTAAACTATGAGTACAACTTTTCGTTAGACGGCCTAGACCAAGTTATAGTTTATTGCGCCGACAACTTCTATTTGCTTAGCCAAACCTATATGGACGAACTAAACGTAGACGTTGAAACGTCCGGGCAACGCATAGAAACCGTTTTAGATTTGCCCGAAGTCGCTTACCCAACAGGTGCAGCCCGTAACATTGACCCGGGAACCGTAGACCTAGGTCACGACGCCGCCTATACCGTGCCGGCAGGTACTAACGTTTTAAGTTACTTAACTCAAATAAACCAAACCGCCGAATTTGGGCGCCTGTTTGTATCACGCGCGGGGGTACTGACCTTTACCCCGAGAGTTGGTATTACCCTTTCCGGCAGCGTTGCAGACTTTCACGACGACGGAACGGCCATACCATACGACGGCCTAGGCATAACTTTTGAAAGTGACCAAGTAAAAAACCGCGCGCTAATAGAAAACCTAGGCACAGCAGTAGCCACGGCCGAGGATTTGGCAAGTCAAGCCGCGTTTTTTATTCAAACCAACAGCATTACAAACAGTTTGCTAGACGACAGCGAACTAGCGGCAGCGGCAACCTACCTTTTAGACCCATACCCGGAAGCCCGTTACAACAGCGTAGAAACCCTGTTTGGTGCCCTTACCGACGCGCAACGCGACACGGTAGCCATTATTGACATAAACGACACAATTACCATAGAAAAGCAATTTATTACGGGCAGTTCCACTATGACCCTTGCTCAAGAGCTAAGCGTAGAGGGCATAGAACATACCATTACGTTAAATGGGCACCGCGTAGCCTTGTTTACTAGCCCTACAACTATTGTGTACGAGCTGATTTTGGACGACATAACATATGGCGTAATAGACGCGCTAAATGTTTTAGGATAGAGTCACTATGGGAGCAAACGCACAAATAGCAGTACCGGCATTTACAGCCGGACAAATTTTAACGGCTGCACAACAAACACAAATAAATACAGGTATACCGGTATTTGCCACAACTGTTACACGTGACGCGGCTTTTGGTGGCACAGGTGAAAAAGTTTTAGCCGAGGGTCAAATGGCGTACATTGAAGCCGACAACGCCACCCAGTATTATGACGGCGCAACATGGAGAACTTTAGGGCCATCGGGTTTGGTTTGTGTAAAAGCAGAAACCGCTTTATCAAGCACAAGCGTTACGGTAGATAATGTTTTTTCTAGTTCATATTCTAATTATTTAATTTTAATGCGTTATACCACGGTTGGAAATAATGCGATTTTTGCTCGTATGCGTGTGGGCGGTGTTTCGGCATCAGGCGCAAATTACAATTCACAATTATTGGCTGCCGTTAGTGCAACGCCATCAGCAAATTTAGTTACTAGCGATACATCTGTACAATTTTGCACAGCATCAAACGGCGATTATAAATCCTCGGCATCTATTGAGTTATTTTCACCTGCCGTAGCAGAACCAACTAATTTCCAAATTATGAATAATCCGTCTCTTGCTGGTTATACAACTTTGCGTTATTACAGTTGGACTTCTAACCATACGGTCGCAACGGCTTATGACGGCATAGAGTTTTTCTGTGCAGGCAACATGGCTGGAACATACGCAATTTACGGATATGCAAAGACGGTGTAACACATGAAAATTAATGACAACGGAATTGAACGAGAAGCAACCGCAGAAGAAATAGCCTATTTTAAGGCATGGCAGGCGGATATTGACGCAAAAGTTGCAGCAGAAACAAAAGCACTAGCCGACGCTGAAAAAGCAAAAAAAGCCGTTTTAACTAAACTTGGACTTACTGCCGACGAAGTAGCCGCGTTACTTAGTTAGGTCATGTCATGGCTATTGAGGTTGTGGTTTCTCTTGTCGGTGGCGGTTTCGCTGTACTCGTGGCACTTATCGGGAAAATAGGACACGATAACCGTAAAGACCATGGCATAGTACACACGGCTTTAGGCCGCATAGAACAAAAAATAGACGCACACGTAGAAAGCCACGACCAATGAAAAAACAATTAGAACTAATGGCAGCTTCATACGGTCGCAGCGTTGTAGGCGCCGTAGTAGCGGTATATTTGACCGGTGCAACCAACCCAACCGACTATTTAAAAGCCGGTGTTGCCGCGCTTATCCCGCCAATTATGCGTTGGGCCAACCGAAACG